AGAATACTCAAAATGGAAGCTGACATTAGACTACGCAGAAAACAAGAAATTTATGAAAGACAAGAATTAATCCGAAAAATATGGGAAGGCGTAGGTTGGGTTCTCTTATTTTGTACATTAGTAGGATTCGTATTTTTCCTTGCATGGCTTTGGAAAGAAAAAAGAGGAGCATAAATATGGCAGCAAAAAAGAAAACTAGAAAAACTGGAGGGGCAAAACCCAAGAACCCTTCGTTATACGCTAGAGTAAAAGCAGAAGCAAAACGTAAATTTAAGGTATATCCATCAGCTTACGCAAATGCTTGGCTAGTTAGAACATATAAGAAACGTGGTGGTACGTACTAATGGCTAAACCTACAGGTGGCTTAACTAAATGGTTCAAAGAAGATTGGCGTGATGTTAAGACAGGTAAAAAATGTGGTAGGTCAGGTAAAGAAAAAAAGTCTAGACCTTATCCGGCTTGCAGACCAAAAGCAGTTGCAGGCAGAATAAGTAAATCTGAAGCAAGAAAGAAAACAGGACCTAAAGCTGTTAAATGGTCTGTTACAGCTTCAGGCAGAAAAAGAAAGACTACACGTAAAAAGAAATGACACGTAATTATAGAAAAGAATACGACAGTTATCACTCTAAACCTAAACAGAAAAAGCGTAGAGCATCACGAAATACAGCTCGTGCTATAATGGCTAGGAGAGGACTTGTAACAAAAGGTGATGGCAAAGATGTACATCATAAAACAGGTAATCCAATGAATAATAAAAAATTATCTGTAAAATCAAAAAGTAAAAATCGTTCTTTTGCTAGAACGAAAACAGCAAGAAAGAAGAATCCTCGTGCATAAAGAATTAACAGAATTACAAGCAAGATTTTTAGATGCATTGTTTGGACCTGCAAAAGGCAATCAAGCAAAAGCTATGAAGATGGCAGGATACTCTGAGAACACAAATCCTCATCACATAGTTAGTTCATTACGTTCTGAAATAATAGAACGAGCAGAATTAGAAATGGCAGCTAATGCACCGAAAGCAGTATTATCAATGGTTGGAGTTATAGATGACCCATCAGCTATTGGTAACAGAGAAAGATTAGCTGCATCACAACAAATACTTGATAGAGTGGGATTATCAAAAGTAGAAAAACTAAATGTAAGTACTGATAAACCTATGGGAGTATTTATATTACCGGCAAAGACAGATGATAGCGATAGCACAGAAACTGAATCCAACGAATAGATATTCTACATTGAAAGGACCTACAGTTCCTTGGGGATATAAAATAAATAAAATAGACCCTCAATTATTAGAACCTATTGAAGAACAATTAGAAGCTCTACAGTTAGCTGAAGAATATTTAAGAGAGTCCTCTTATCCTGAAGTATCAAGATGGTTATCTGAATATACAGGGCGTACCATAACTCCTATGGGATTATGGAAACGAATAAAAACAGACAAAAGAGACAGAAGAAGATATGCTGAACAAAAATGCAACGCTTCCAAGACCGAAGCTGAAGGCAACGTCAAAACGAAAGCCTTTAACTAAAGAAGAACGAGATATAGCGAAAGCTAAAAAACAGCAGAGGTCTGCTAAAATAAAATTAAACATAGCTCAACGTAAGTTAGCTAAGATTGCAAACGTAACAGAAGACGATGAAATTAAAGAAAAAGCTACAGAGAGTTTACCAGAAACTTATTATAAACAGGATGAGGTACGTCAAGAAGTATTATTCAAACCAAATCCGGGACCACAAACAGAATTTTTAGCTGCACCTGAGAGGGAAGTTCTATATGGAGGGGCAGCAGGAGGAGGGAAAACTTTTAGTTTAATAGTTGACCCTCTTCGTTATTGTAATAACTCAAACATGAACGGCTTAATATTAAGACGAACAAATGATGAGTTAAGAGAGATTATTCACAAGTCTCAAGAATTATATCCAAAAGCTTTTCCGGGAGCTAAATGGATGGAAAAGAAGAGTCAATGGACTTTTCCTTCTGGGGCTAGAATATGGATGACATACTTGGAGCAAGAAAAAGATGTATTACGTTATCAAGGACAAGCCTTTACTTATATTGGCTTTGATGAATTAACACAGTATCCGACATCGTATGCTTGGGATTATTTACGTTCGAGGCTTAGAACTGCAGATACCTCCCTCCCAGTCTATATGCGAGGGACAACCAACCCCGGAGGACCCGGACACCAATGGGTTAAAAAAATGTTTATTGACCCTGCTCCGGAAAATAAAGCGTTTTGGGCAACGGATATTACGACTGGCGAAACATTAAAGTATCCAAAAGGACACTCTAAAGAAAATGAGCCATTGTTTAAAAGAAGATTCATACCTGCTAAATTAGTTGACAATCCATTTCTATACGAGCAGGGAGACTATGAAGCCATGTTGTTGTCTCTACCAGAGACACAACGTAGACAACTATTGGAGGGAAGTTGGGATGTGGCAGAAGGTGCAGCGTTTGCTGAATTTGATAGGCGATTTCATACTATTGAGCCATTTCAAATTCCAGACACTTGGAGAAAATTTAGGGCGTGCGATTATGGATATTCTTCGTACTCTGCAGTCCTATGGTTCGCTGTTGACCCAGCGACTGAGCAATTATTTGTATATCGTGAAATGTACGTTACAAAATACACTGCGAAAGATTTGGCGTATGCTATCTTGGAAGCTGAAAAGGGGGATGGTCAGATTTCGTATGGTGTACTCGACAGTTCGTGTTGGCATAAAAGAGGTGATACGGGTCCTTCCTTGGCAGAACAAATGATTTCAGTAGGTTGTAGATGGAGACCTTCAGATAGAAGTAGAGGTAGTCGTATTGCAGGAAAAAACGAAATACACAGAAGATTGAAAGTTGATGAACTTACAGAAGAAGCAGGATTAGTTATATTTAATACGTGTACTAATTTAGTAGCACAACTACCCATAATACCTTTAGATAAAACTAATTCAGAGGATATTGACACAAAAGCAGAAGACCATTTGTATGATGCTTTAAGATATGGTATAATGACAAGACCAAGGTCTAGGTCAATATTCGATTATGACCCGGCAAAGATTCCACAAACTTGGAATCCTGCAGATAAAGTATTTGGATATTAAACATGGAAGAACAAGATAAAACTATAGAAGAACTAGTATTCGTACCAGAGAATCCTAAAGACGAACTAGCTGCTTACGTAAATGAAAAATTTAAATCTGCAGAGGATGCACGATTATATGATGAGCAGAGATGGTTAAATTCATATAGACAATACAGAGGATTATATACATCGGATACTCAATTTACAGAAACAGAAAAATCCAAAGTATTTATTAAGGTAACTAAGACAAAAGTATTAGCTGCTTATGGACAAATTATTGATGTTTTATTTGCAGGACAAAGATTTCCGTTAGGAGTTGAAGCAACAAGAATACCTACAGGTGTTGATGAAGCTGTAAATTTTGACCCTAAAGAACCTGACAATGCGTTAAATGAATTAAATAATGTATTTGGTTTTCCGGGAGATGGCAAAAATATACCAAGAGGAGCAACACAAGAAAGCTTACAACAAGAGAGAAGACTTGGTGCTCACGAAGATGATTTAGAACAAATCATGGATAAACTAAAATCAGGAGCAGGTCTTACTCCTACATCACAAACTTATTATCCTGCACAAAAAGCAGCTAAAAGAATGGAAAAGATTATATTGGACCAGTTGGAAGAGTCTAATGCATCTAAACATTTAAGAACAGTAGCTTTTGAAATGGCTTTATTTGGCACAGGAATATTAAAAGGTCCTTTTGCTTTTGATAAAGAAAAAGCAAATTGGGATGAAGAAGGTAATTATTCACCAGAGTCTGAAACAGTACCAAGAGTAGAATCTGTATCTATATGGAATTTTTATCCAGATTATGATGCAAACAATATGTCAGAAACAGAGTATGTTATTGAAAGACATAAGCTTAGTTATTCTGAATTACGTAATTTAAAAAACAGACCATACTTTGATACAGAAGCTATAGATGAGTGTGCAGAGATGGGATATAACTATGAGCGTAAATGGTGGGAAACTGATTTAACAGATAACGAAACACAGTATAACATAGATAGATTTGAAGTATTAGAGTTTTGGGGTAACTTAGATAAAACTATGGCTGAAGCAGCAGGTTTAGAGATACCTGATGAATATAAGGATACAGACACTTTACAAGTAAATGCATGGGTATGTAATAATAAAATACTTAGATTAGTAGTAAATCCTTTTACACCAAAAAGAATACCATACTGTGCAGCACCTTATGAAATAAATCCTTACAGCTTCTTTGGTGTAGGTTTAGCAGAAAATATGTCAGACACTCAAACACTAATGAATGGTTTTATGAGAATGGCTGTAGATAACGCTGTTCTTTCAGGTAATTTAGTATTTGAAATAGATGAAACAAATTTAGTTCCGGGT